CCTCTGCTGCACTAAGGCAGGGTAACGGTATTGTTCCAACAATGGCCAACATGGCTTTTGGTAATGCTCCTAATCCTCATATCACTGCGGTGTTTAGAGGGGTTGCATTAAACGAACATACATTTAATTGGAGTTTATCACCAAGATCGGCCACCGAGTCGACTCTACTAACAAATATTATACATGAGTTTAAAGCGGCAGCGTTGCCCTCTTATCATGATGTTGCAGGTACAACAGGAGCCCTTCTAACCTTTCCTAGAGTTGCGTCAATTCTTTTTATGGGTGGTGCAGATCGAAGATTTTTATATCAACTTAAAGACAGTGTTATTAAAGGCATTACTGCTGAATATGCTCCGAACGGTCCTTCATTTTTTGCAGGAACAGGAGCACCGACACACATTAATTTAACTTTAAGTGTTCAAGAAATTCAAATCCACACTTCGGACGATCATGCTGGCCAGCCTGGTGGTGGTGGAGCTATGACCGCAGGCGGGGGGTGGACATAATGTCATATTTTAAACATTTTCCTGTTACAGGGTTCAAGAATCAAACAATCACTGATATAACAAAGTTTGCTAAAATATCAACCATTGTTAAGAGTGATGTCACGTCCCTTCTTCCGTATACAGTTATGACCCCGGAAAAACCAGATGATGTTGCTTTTAACTATTATGGCGATTCAATATATTCGTGGTTAGTTTTAATATCAAATAATATTGTTGATCCATATTTTGAATGGCCAATGTCTGTTAGAGAGTTTGAGGCGTATATTAAAAAGAAATATGGTAGCATTGCAGCTGCTCAATCCCAAACGGTGCATTGTGAACACGTTACAAAAAATATAACAGTATCAGCAGATTCATTAACTGTTTCTAATGGTGTAAGCTCATCTGATTATAATGCAATTGATGCATATACGTGGGAAGACAGAATTAATGAGAATAGAAGGTTTATTAAATTAGTAGATGCTAAATTTATTTCTCAAATTGAAGCCGAGATGAAGGATTTGTTTTTTAACAAGGGCTCCAAGTAATAATGACTGATGAATTAAATGTAGGAATGTGGACCCCCGGCCGGTATACAATAAACAAAATACGTTTGTTTACTGTCGATGGTAGTGGCACTTTAACTAACGAACTTGACCTTCCGGAAACAAATGCCTTTGTTAGTGCAGAGATAAGACAAGGAATATTTAATGGTAGTGTGCAAGCGACAGTTATTTTTAATGATGCTTATAATGCAAACGAAGAATTTAATCGTGGCGTAGGTCTGCAAGGTCAGGAATATGTTGAAATTAACATAGAGACACCAGAGTCTCTTTCAGGAATTGATTTGGTGTTCCTTGTTACAAGAGTTGGAGTTGAACATTCGACAACAAATCAAACAGCCTTAGTAACTTTAGAATGTGTAACAAAAGAACAGTTGATCAGTAGTATAAACAATGTTAACCAAGCATTTGATGGAACAACCAGTGATATAGCCCAAAATGTTTTTAATAACAGAATTAATGGTGATAAAATTTGGGGAACTGTTTTTAATAATAGTGCTTTTAGGAAGAGACCGTTTGGTGTTGATACCTCTGTTGGTATAGAGGAAGGTTTGATAATACCAGGTCAACCACCTTTTAGTGCATTAGATACGCTTGGTAGGAGATCCGACGGAGGCCCAACTTATGAAAATTCTTTGTTTGCATTTTTTGAAACAACCAACGGATATCAATTTAGAAACATACAAGAATTAATTAAAAATAATGTACTAGAAAACGAGGATCCTAAAAATAGAAAATATTCATTCAGATCAACAAACATCAGTGAAGATGCGATGTCTGGTAGGCGACGAACATCTATCATGGGAGTATCTCCATCTAGTTCTGCTTCTCCGTTACAATTTTTAATTGACGGAGTATATAAGAATCATACGAAGATGGTTGATGTGTACGGCAAAAATTTTAAGAATATAACATACGAACATACCCCAGCTAAACACAATACTTTAGGAAATGAAGATATTAATAGTTCAGATTATGTCGATGCTCTTTCAGACGAAGATAATCGACAGTTTCTTGTACTGAATGATAAAACGAAAAAGAATCAAGGATTTCAAAAACTCTTGCCAAAAAGGCTATCGTTTTTTAATTTCTTGCTTTCGCGCACATTTGATATTAGTTTAGCTGGTGATTGCAGTTTGCAGGCAGGAGAAGTAATAACCATAGATTTTCCTCCCAGTGCACACATAGCTACACAAAACAAAGCAAGCAAGTGGTCTGGTGATTATCTTGTTACATCTGTAACACACAACTTCGATGTAGATAAACTGATGACAACTGCGACAATAACAAAAGATTCTCTTAATACTAAAGGAGAACGTGAGAGTGGATTAACACGAAGTTTAAATTCTTTAAGTCTGGTTACTTAATGTTATTCAAGGAGTCTTTATAGAATGCTACAATCGGGTCAAAACCTAAGAAACCCGCAATTTTTTGTAGGGGTTGTAGAAGATAGAAACGATCCAGTAAAAATGGGTCGTGTACGTGTACGTGCGTTTGGTGTTCATACAGAAGACAAGGCTCTAATACCAACAGATAAGTTGCCCTGGGCTATGCCGATCATGCCATATACAAGCGCATCAATAAGTGGTGTTGGACACAGTCCGACTGGTCCTGTAGAGGGGACTTGGGTGTTTGGTGCGTTTATTGATGGTCAAGAACAACAACAGCCTGTTGTCTTTGGAACAATGGTTGGATTTCCAACCGAGCAGCCAGATAAGGCTAAAGGGTTTGCAGATCCAGATGGGAATTATCCAAAGGTCGATAATTTAGAAGAAAGTGACACCAATAGATTAGCTCGTAATGGTGGTGATGAATATAGTGAGCCTTCATTGGTAGCAAAGATTGAAAACCGGCAAACAGGAATAACAACCGCCGTTCCCCCCCAAATACCTACTGTAAAAGAAAATAAAGCTGACACTTACTATGTTAGGCGAGAGTGGAGCGAACCAAATCCTAGGTATGGAGGAGAAGATGATGCAGCATCTGAGAGAGGAGATCAATCTGATGACACAGGCAAACATATAGGAACGACTAGAAAAGCTGGTAGCTCTGTGTATGCATTGAAAGAAAAATCACAGTATTCAAAATATCCATACAATCATACATGGACTACTGAATCAGGCCATACGCTTGAAATGGATGACACACCTGACGCGGAAAGAATTCACTTATACCATAGCAAGGGAACCTTTTTTGAATTTCAACCCGATGGAACAAGAGTAACAAAAGTTGTTGGTGATGATTATGAAATTATTGCTGGAGACAAAAAAGTAGCAATCACTGGTAATACAGATGTTACATTTGGTGCTTTAGGTAAGCCGTCGGATGTCAGGATATATGTTCACAAAGATGCAAACACTGGCGAGGGTGGAGATCTCTATCTTGAAGTTGATGGCAACTTCAATTTAAATGTTAAAGGTGATATGGTTACCAAAATTCAAGGTAACGATGAAAAGGTTGTATTAAGCGATCAAGCTACAAATGTTAATGGAAATAGAAAAGAACGCATAACACTAGACAAATATCTTACTGTCGGTGGTAGTCATCAAGAAATTATTGTAAAAAATCATAACCATACAATTACTGGTAACACAACGGTTAATGTCGGTGGTATGGTGGGCTTGGGAGTGACTGGAAGTGGAGGAGTTGGCACTTATAACTATCTAAGAGATTTAAATGTTACTGCTACAACAAATACTCAATTTTCAACAGGTGGATCGTTTACTGTTGGAGCATCAGCTAATGTTAATATGACAGCAGAACAAAGTTTTAAATTTGTTGCTGTTGGTGGTATATTTAATCTTGATACAGGCACCGGTATTGAAATGTCAACAAAATTAGGAAACTTTACTGCTAATACGATGGCTGGAGTAATGGATCTAGATGCTGCTACGTTGATGTACTTGGATGCTGCTACGGTACACTTGAATTTACCTGGTCCTGGTTCTGCGGCTGAAGCGCCGTCTGGTCTTTTAACATAGGATATTATAATGGGAGAAAATATACTTCAAAAAGCAGCGACTGCACTCACTCAATTCTTTACTAATATAGCACCAGAATTTCTAGCGACCATTACAAAAAGTGAAGATCTCAGTGAACTAAATTTCGTTCCGGCCGATCCTGTGTTACCTAGTGCTCGTGTAGCGGCTAGTGCAACTGTGCAGCAGGCTCTTGCAGCAGAAGTTTCAGCAATGGAAGCAGCGGCCACAGCAGCACAAGTAGCACAACAAGAAATTGATATTCAAAATGCAATGTATACTATAGCAACGACAGGTGGCGCCATCAAGGATATAAAAGCTCTTGAAGTAACTGTCAACGGCCTCAATTTTAGGCCTGGCGACATTCCATTAGTTGCTTCTTGTCAACCTGCAAAAATAATTCCCGCCCTTATAGAAAAAATAGCGGCCGCCGGCGGCCTTAGTTTTAGTGATGTTCCAAATATTAAAAGTATGGGTGGGGTCATTGCATTGTTTGGAAATCGTTGCAAAACACCGGTAAAGATGGAGACGATTGAGCCTCCTCCTGGTACATATATTCCGAAAGTGCCGAAATCATCAAACGTCTTTCCAGACGCCCTTAAAAACAAAACTTTTATTCCTATTTCTGATGAAGAATCGGAAAAAATAGATCACGATCCAAGACGATAGGGAGAAATAGACTAATGAGTAAGGTATCAGCAGTAACAGCAAATACAGTAAAGGCTGTCATTTTTTCAGACTTCTTTACAGATTTCTCTCGAAGTCCTACATCAGGGATGTTGAACAAAAAGACGAACGAAGATGCTGTAAAACAATCGATTCGTAATCTTTTGCTTACAGACAAATATGAGAGACCATATCAACCAGAACTTGGATCTAATATTCAAGGGATGTTGTTTGAAAATTGGACGCCATCGATGGCAGAGATAATGAAAAACCATATTCAAAATGTCTTTGACAATCATGAGCCGAGAGCAGAATTAGTTAACTGTGTTGTGCATCCAACTGTAGACAATGCTAGTATTGTTGTAAAGATTTATTTTAGACTGATAAATAGTGAGAACACTGTCGAATTCGATGTCATACTAAAGAGAGTTAGGTAAATGGCCACTACTTCTAATGCAGAATTTATTGTAGCAAATTTAGAATTTGATGATATTAAATCAAATTTAAAAACATATTTGTCAGCACAAAACATTTTTCAAGATTACAATTTCGATGGATCTAATATATCTGTTTTGTTGGATGTGCTAGCCTACAATACATATTATAACGCAATACATCTAAATGCTGTTGCATCAGAGATGTTCTTGGATAGCGCACAAATCCGTGACAGTGTATATTCTCATGCTAAGCAAATGAATTATATGCCGACATCTCGTCGATCATCTGTAGCACACGTTGACATAACAGTAACACCATCGGACAGTCCTCACACAATCACAGTTCCAAGATTGACTGAATTTCAAACTACTGTTGGCGATAATGTTTATACATTTTCCACAAATAGCTCTCTCGTTTTAAATTCTGGTAGTTCATATACGGCATCGAATGTCGACATATATGAAGGAGAAGTGGTTAATGAGTTTTATTTGGTTGCTAATAGTCAGAACACATATTACATTAATAACCAAGATATAGATACGTCGAGCTTGACTGTTAAGGTTAGAACATCAAATACTGATACAACAAATACAACATGGACAAGATCAAACTCCTTATTTGGTGTTACTAGCACATCTAATGTGTTTTTTATCCAAGCGGCGTCGAACGGGTCATATGAAATAGTGTTTGGCAATGACACATTTGGAAGAAAATTAACAGATGGAAATATTGTAGAGGCTTCGTATCGTGCAAGCAATAAAGACGATTCGGATGGAGCAAATAGCTTTACTGCTACAGGTACAGTTGGTGGTTACAGCACTGTCTCAACAGCATTGATTACAAAGGCTACGGGAGGTGGTGACAAGCAAGAGGTTGATGATGTTAAATTTGCAGCACCAAGAGCACTATCAGTACAAGAGAGAGCAGTTACAGTAACTGATTATGAAACCCTTGTTAAAAATGAGTTTCCTGACATCACGGCCTTGAATGTATATGGTGGTGAAGACGCCGATCCACCAGAATTTGGTAAAGTGATAATGGTTGCCAAAAGTAATGTATATACTACGTTGCCTCAATCAAGAAAACAGGCTATGGTAGACTTCATAGGTCCTAAAAGCTCTATCGCAGTTGAGCCTAGAGTTATCGATGCTGGTACATTGTCAATTAAAATTGATAGCTCAATTATATACAATATTAATGCAACAGATAGCCAAGCAAATGATATCAAAGTTTCTGTGGAAAGTGCTATTAATACGTTTAGCAGTGATAACTTAACTGATTTTAAGAAAACGATGAGACATAGTAAGTTAGTAGAAAAGATTAATGAGTCTGATACTGCTATATTGAGCAATGAAACAAACGCAACAATATACAAAACTATCAATCCAAAACTAAACGCGGCCTATACTAAAACTATTGATTTTCATAATCCGTTAAAACAAGATAATCCTATATCTGCCAATACGCAAGGAAGTTATACAGGATTTTCCACACCAGCTGTTTCATCAGAAACATTTACATTTAATAGTACTACTGGCGCATCCTTTAGAGATGATGGAACGGGCACTCTTCAAATTGTTGTTGCCAACTCGAGTTCTCTCCAGGTACTTGAAGCCAATGCTGGTAGTGTTAGTTATGGCTCTGGCAACGTATCAATTACAAATGTTACTATTAACGCTATAACAACTGGTACAACAATAAAACTTTATGCCAGGAGTAATACAAATGATATTACAACAAAGAATAGTGATATTGTTGAGATTGCGGACGGAGATGTAACAGTAACAATAAATGGCGTAAGAGAATAAGATGGCACTTTACGATATCGAAAATTGGATATCACCACTAGTAGAAGAGCAGTTTCCTGCAATATACAGGACTGATGGACCCATAATGGTTGCCTTTGTTAAGGCATATTATGAGTTCCTGGAACAGTCTGGTACAAGCAATACACCTGCAGATCATCCGCTATACGTCTCGAGAAATATTTTAGAATATGGAGATGTTGATCAAAGTATTGATGACTTTTTAGAACACTTTCGAAGGCAGTATCTTTTTGGTTTTCCAAAAACAACATCACAGACTAAACCATTTATACTAAAACATATTATGGATGTGTATCGATCTAAAGGTACACCCCGAGCAGTTGAACTTTTAGTTAAGTTGGTGTTTGGTAAAGATAGTCAAATATACATTCCCGGCAAAAACCTAATGCGGACCTCAGTTGCTGATTATTATGATCCAAAATATCTTGAGGTGCAACTTGATGCACTACATCATCAAAGTGTAGGAGATGATGAAAGTGACATGGAAGGGTTTGTTGGCCAGACAATTACTGGATCAATATCAGAAGCTACTGCTGTTGTTGAATCAGCATTAAAAACATCTGTTAAAGGTAAGAATGAATACGTATTTTATATATCAACCTTGTCTGGTAATTTTCAAAGAGCTGAGTTAATATCGCATCCTGGTTCTGCAATGAAGCCAAAAATAATTGGATCTCTATCTGGACTAACTCTTACAGAGAGTGGTGACTCTATGGTTGTTGGTGATGAGATGGTTATTACAAGTGCAAAATTTGGTATCAATGGTAAGGCAAGAGTTACTGGAACAAAAACAGGTACAGGTAAAGCTGCGTTTACTGTTACTGATGGTGGCTTTGGCTTTAGTACAAATGCATCATTAAGCAATGTATTAATTTCAACAGCTACGGTTGCTGTCAATACTTTCACAAATTCAAATGCTACATTTAGAGCAGACTTTGGTGGTAATGTATTTTATAAGTTGGAGAAAGTTCACCAACCAGTTGAGGTAGTTAATTATACTACTGCTAATACATATTTTGCTAATTCTATCAATACAGCAACGTATGTAATAGGAACAAACTCATCTATCACATCACCTAACAGTACAAACTATATTGCGAATGGTAGAGTTGGTATTGCACAAAATACTGGTGCAAATGGTGTAGTAACAATGTTTTTGGAGACAGGTACATTTGGTAATCAAATTCATTATTATCATCAGAGTAATACAATAGCGTTTGAGGTTGGTGAAAAGGTTAGTGTTAATTCGTCTATATTTGGCTATCTTAATGCTACCAACTCAACAGTACTAACAATTAATAATGCCGCCAATGGTTTTTCAAACTTAGTAACTCAACAAGTAACAGGAGAGAGATCGGGAGCAGTATCTAATGGAATCAGTGCTGCTTCTAAATTGGTTCAAACCGGCGTTAAGAAATTATTTGTTGCTGGCAATGCAACGTTGAATTCGAATTCTACTGCATATGAGAATGCATATAGAACAGGGACGATAGTTGGTGGAAATACTACCGCTATAGGACTTGTTGATAATACCACTACGTACTTTATGTCTGCTCCTCAGAATTTTATATATGGAGCAAATACAAACACAAGAGCGAATGTTGTTGCTACTCGTCTAGGGACAGATGCAACAATGACGATCAGTACGTTGGCTGTAGGCACCGAAACTAAAAATGTCTATACAGATTTTATCTCTACAAACAACTCTGCTAATACCAGTATGCTCGATGTTGTTATTGATGGTTCTAATTCCGGAGTTGGAATTGTTAACTCAGTTACAATATCTGCTGGTGGATCTGGATATGCTAATAGT